AGCCTGCATCAGCATTTTTAAATGTATAAGTGTTGCTAATGTCTAAAATGTCGCTGTATTCAGTTAGAATTTCTGTGTTACCGATTGCAGGAGCGCCTTCGCTTGTGGGACCATTACCAATAAACAATCTGCGCTGATCAATAGCCCAACCTAGTTCTGCTGCTGATAGCTGTGGGAGATTTTCGTAATAACCTCTACGGTGTTGAATACGGCTGATAGTTACAATGGCCAAGGGAGTTCTCCAATAATATTATTGAATATTTATGCGGTTTGAAGATGGAATTGCGATACACGATCCCACCAATCCTGACTCCACTTTTCAAATTCTTCGCCATTTACAACCCAACGCTGCGGTTCGCAGTCTTTACTGCACATTAAAATAACAATCTGTTGAATATCTGTGCCAAACAAATGATTGTGTGCTGCTGCATAAGCACTGCCCTGTAGGAAGTAATCACCAATCCATTCAGTCTTTTTGGGCTTGTTTGTTTGCTTAAAGTCAATAATACTGGGAACACCGTTATACACGCCTACCAAGTCAGTAGTGCCTGCATAAAGTCCTGTATAATACAAGTTTGCTTCACTAGCCCAGAACTCGTTCAACTGTCCCACTAGATAATTGTCTATAATAGTTTTAGCCATGTTGGCAGCTTGAGCATGAACCAAGTTACTGCCTGTTTTAAGTTCACCTAGTTCTAGCCAGTTTTCTAACTGTTTGTGCATACTGGTTCCACGGCCAGCGGCTTCTGTAGTAATAGCAGTGGCCTTTGCTTCACCCACACGCTTGCGCCATTCAAATAATGCTTGCTTTTTTTCTTCTGATTTAGTTTTATCTAAAATAGTAGTAACGCTGGGAACAACACCGCCATCTGGCGTTTCGTATCTGCGGCCTTCGTTAGTTTCTTTTCTTTTGATGTTTTGATAATTGTAAATTGGATTATGTAAACCGCTCATTTAACTATTGTAACATAGTTAAGTCTAGAGTCAATCTTTCTTTTTACCGCTTTTCATATTGGCCATCCAATGTGCCATGCGGGCTTTTTCACCTGTGCTGTTCTTAGCAATTTGGCGTAGTCTAGTTACACTTGCACCCGTAGGCACACCCATACGCTTGGCTAATCCTTTACGTACTGGCTTCTTACCATCTGCAAAGTTTTCTTTTACTTTCTCAACTTCCATCATACCAAAGCCAGCAGCAGTGCCAGCGCCTACCATAGCACTGGCAAATGTAGCCTTAACCGTGTCTTTCCAATTCTTGCCTGCCATTCTATTGTAAATTGCAGGTAGCACACTGTTGATGATTAACTGTAGCATCACATTAGTTTGTGTTGGGCTTAGTCCGTATTTCTGTCCTGTAGCAATTACACCATTAGCAATTAAACTGCCTAATGTTGTAATCAATCCACCTTGAACATAAGGGTTGTCTTTAGCACTAAAGAATATTTCTTTTGCCTTGCGCTTTAGTTTGCTGTCAGGAAGTTTGCTGATAATTTCTTCTGCTTTGGCTTCTGCATCGTCTACAGGTTTAATCTTAGTATTGTCTTTAATAAAATCAATAGCACTGTTGATTAACTTTAGATCTTCTGCTGTAGCCGCTTCTGGCAGGCTCAAACGCATGTCATCTGCTTTTTGCTTGGCACTGTATAGTGCATCTAAGGTGCCATCATTGCGTAGTAATTTAAATGCTAAATTTTCTACACCGTATTCACCAGACTTTTCTAAACCTGCTTTACGCATGTCTTTAATTTTTAATTGTAATCTAGCAATAGCACGAGGGTCGCCACTTTCAATAGCACGATCAATTTCTGCTTTTAGGAATTCATACTTGTGTTTGATATTGGTTTCGTCAGGATTGGCGCTGATCTTTTCAGGCTGCTTGATCCATCTATCGTTAATAACACTGTAGATACCATTTGAAATGTGTGGCTGTTTAGCATCTTGAGCATACACTTCAACTTCGTGTCCACGAATCAATATGTCGTACTGATCGTTAAACTGACTCTTCTTTGCTTGGAACAATTCTTTTAACTGTGCGCCACAAGGTGTGTCCATATCTACAATCAAGTGTAAGTCTAGGTCACTGTGATCATTATAGTTGTAACTGGCATTGCTGCCACTTAGTGTAATGTCTTTTAGTTTTAGATCTGGAATATTAATAAAGTTAATGAATTCTTTTGCAATTAGCAGTAACTTATATTCAACTTCGCGACGAAGATTGTTGTTTTGCCAGATGTCTGGGTTCAATGTATCTTTAAATCGTACAAGTTTTTCTAATTCTTCTGCTCGCATGATATTATTTATTAGCGTTTTAGAAAGCTATCAATCATGCATTCCGGGCAGCAGTGCTTGTCTTGATATTGTTTAAATTTGTAGAAGCCGTAAAAAAATGCCGCTACAAGAATGGGCAGCAGCACTTCTAACATTACATTGCATCCTTAGTTGCTGACTTGGCCATTTGATTCACACGCTGTTCTGGATCTGCTGCACCTTGAGCGGGTTCTTCTTGTTCTGGCTGACCTAGTGTGATACTGTCGCTGCTGTGTGCGGCAATGTTCTTTTCTAAGTTTGGATTTCTAGCTAGTAAATCCTTAAACTCTTTATAGTTAAAAGGATAACCTGCATTGTTCATTAAACCAATAATACGGTCAAAAGGAACTTTAGTACCAGATGGCACTTTGCTATCGAGGTGTTGAAGAATAGTCATCAACACCCCTGCTTGGCTACGAGTGAAATCAGGTGCGATTTCGTATAAACGCATTATTATCTCTTAGCGCGGCCTAATTCTAGGTCACCGCCTGCTGCTGCATCTGCTGTTGCGTCTGTTTCTGGCTCAACTGGTTCTTCTGGACCCATCGGTGCTGCCATTGGCTCTGCACCCATTGGCTCCGGCTGTGCTGCTGAGGCATCACCTGCTGCTGCACGAGCAGCACCATCTAGTGCCTGACGTGCACCTTTAGCTTGATCTAGCAATGGCTGAATAGCATTTGTTGCTGCACTGTTGAAACCATCTGCCTGAGGAGCACCAATTTCACCGCGCATTACGTCAATAAGTGCAGGTAGATCTTCGTTCATCATCTTTGATAGCTTTTCTACCATATCCTGAACTGTGTCTACCATGTCGCGTGCTGCCATAACAGCCTTGGCCTGATCATACTCACCTTCTAATAGTGGTTCCTGACCTGCTAGCACACCCTTGAGAATGCCCATTGCTTCTTCAACTGATTCTTTCTGTGCCATCTTAGTGGCAGTGGCATACATAACTTCTTCACCACGACCTGGATAACGCTTTTCAAAGTCGCCTTTGACTTTCTTCATGCCCATGACATACTTTTCACGTTTGCCCATTTCTGCCTTACTCATTTTACGTTCCTGTGCTTGTTGTGCGAACTTCTCGTCAATGAATGACTCTAGCACTTTGGTCACTAATAGTGCTTCCAAGTATGCTGGATTCTTTTCTGCAAAATGACCCTTTACACTTTCTTTTATTGAAGATACTTTACCCTTCATATTAGCAAGAATGCTGTGAGCAGCATCGGTAGTCATTTCACTTAGGTTTAAACTCCAAGAATAAACCTTTTGTAATTCTTGGTTAAGATCAGCACTGCTGAGAGGTTTTGCGAATTCCTTGACAATCATAATCAAAGTCCTTATTTGTTATATTTATTGCAGATTGACAGATTTTTCCAGTTGTTTGATATCATAATTCAAACTTTCTAGACTCTGTTTTACTCTGTCAAGACGTGCTTCATATACAACATTGTCAGGTTTACGTTCAATTAACTGTTCATATAACTGCTGATCTTCTAGATAAATTGCTAGTTTATTGTCAAGATACTTCAAAGTGTTATAGTTTTTGTTTTGCTTCTTACTTAGTAAGCAGGCGGCTAACACAGCCAGTTTCTTGCTAACAAAACTATGTACTATGTTTCGCTTTTTGTCTAGTAATTGCCATAGGTTATTGCTACTGCGAATACGATATTGATTCACAACAAAGCCGTTAGATAACGGCACTATGGTTAAGGTAGTGTCGTTGTCTTCAATTTGATCTTTAATGAAGGCTTTAACTTTGGTAAATTCTGTATCTGTTTGCATGTTAAAACTATATAACAAGTTTCAACACGCTTCAAGATAAATCAGAACAGTTTGCCACTTTTAGCGACGTAAAGTACTAATGATAATAGAGCGGTTAATAGTGAGCCAATAACTGTGATGCCAATACTGATTAATTTTTTATAAGCCTGTGTTTCTTTTTCCTGTAACATATCCTTAATTTCCTTAAGGACAGTTTCTACAGAATCAAGACGTTCTTCCATAGTTGCCATTTTTTCTGCCATAACATCGTAACGCTGGCCGCACAGTTCGACGTGTGCTTCGAGACTCTCTTTCTCAATGTCAGCCGGTCTAGCCATAAGAATACTCCAGTGTTACCAAGTATTTATGGGATTATGTGTTGATTTTTCAGCTAATATAACCAAACTCAAAGTAAGTGTTGGTC